GCTCTATTGAGCTCGGGTGTACCGCCACCAACTAGTCCTGGTTGCGGTGCTGGTTCTGGTTGTCCCCCTCGGGGGTTAGCGAATGTGCCTGGTCCACCTTGCTGCTGGGGCGCACCCCCTGCTCCTGCCCCAGGCTCCACCTCCATGCCAAGGACCTCGGCGTAGGTGGCTTGCCCTTGCTGCTGCTTGGTGAGTTCATGGTAGTGAAGGGCGAGGTGTCTGTTGTATCCCTCTTGCACCTCTTCATCTAAGTCTCTGAACTCTGGCGACAGCATGAAGCGTCGGTGAACATCGACGTGGGTCGAGTGGTCTTCATACCATTGTGGTCTAATGAACTGAGCCATCTCTTGGTCTGTCAGCATGTCGTTTTCTTGCTGCGCGTACAGTCGGTCTTGGTTCGAGTCGTCGTAGAACTCATCCAATCCCCTGGTCCCAAGGTATTGGCGAAGCTTCATCTGCGTTGCCGGGTCTTGCGGTGGGCCCATGGCTCCGACTTGGAAGTAGTTCAATGCCAACTCACGCTCGAATGAATGGTGCTTGGGCAGCATCGAGCCCGCGATAACCTCTACATCAGTGGAGTCCAGGTCGGATGCGTGTAGTTTGAATACCTCCGGTTGCCTGGATTGCCCTAAGATCGACACGGTGATCGGGGCTGTCATGTACAACTTCCAGTCTTCCAGCATGCCAATGGCAAGGTCTTCCATTGCAGTCTCAAGAGAGCGCACTGCTGGGCCAAGGCGGGTAGAGTCCATGTCCGAGAGCAGGCCAAGAGCTCGACCACTGATCACACCCGATGGACCTCGCCCTTGGCTCACCTCATGGACACCGGAGATGTCATAGAACGCTTGGGTCAGCCGCTGAAGCATGGATTCCAGCGATGCGGAGATGGGCACCGGTTCAAGCCGCGTCGGTGGAGGGCCGAGATTGGGATTGTAGGTAACAAAGGCATCGGGTCGATTGCTAATCGCATTGTTGGGCACAGAACCCGCCGGCCCAACCCAGATGGGGCAACTATGGAGATTGCGTAGTTCTACCATGGTTGAGATTGTCCGGTTCATCTCACGCTGAAGTGGGATTAAATTTGTCACCGAACCCTTGCCCCAAAACCGACCCCCTAATTCACCGACACGGACCATGGTCAAAGAGAACCGTCCACTTGGGAGTGGTCCCTTTTCAAGTACCGCAGCCTGGCATACTACTACGCGCCGACCATCGGGGTACTTGCCTCCGGGTCGCTCTTCGTATTCGAGCACCCGGTATAGGTTGGTCTCTTTGTTGCCGATTGATGTGTATCCGCTCAGGTCTCGGGTGACTTCACCTTCAATGCCCTGGTGGTAGACATCTCCCTTGCCGGCTGTCATCTTGATCAGTTTCTTCGCAGCCTTGGGCCATCGCTCAACCAGCGTGTCAGCAGACACCATGTGTGCGAGGATAACCCAGCGTGCGTTCTTCAAACTGGTGGCTTGTTCATCTGGATACACATCGAAGGGGCTGAAGGCTTCAATCCGTGGGGCCCCCGTTCGCTCAACCGTCAGGTTGCCGGCACCGTCATCGACGTTATACATATCACCGGCTTCAGGGTCCCACGTTCTTCGGAAGAACCCAGTGCCAGTGACTGCTGCCCACCAGCACACCTCGTATCGTATCTCCTGCATGCCAATCTTTTTGTCTAGGAACTCAAGCAACTTCTCAGCAGCCTGCGCTTTCTGGATGCGCTCATCGTCAATACCATTGGGGCGCACCACTACCGTGGGTCTTTGCTGGGTGAGCTTGGCGCAGATGGTGTTGATGATCGGAACCAGCATGTTGTGTGTTAGGCGTACCCTCCAACTCGGAGCCTTGGGCTCTTGGGGTCGACCGTTGCGGTAGGTAACGTACTGCTTGCCGTCTATGAACGCATGGTTAGTCCACCACTCATCGTGCAGCAAAGACTTGCGTTGCTTGGCATCCTCGAACTTGTCGTTGATGTCGTTGGCTATGTCCTCATCTGACTTGAGGGGTCTGAGGAGTTCGACTACCATTCATTGCCCCCGTTCAGAGCCATGCGCTCAGCGCTATGCCGGTCCCATTCGCTGTCGATCAGGGGAGACTCGGGGTCAGTGAGCCGCAAAGACTCTTGCTCCTGATACCACAATTCAAAGTCAGTCGGCATCGCCGCAGAGTCTTGCCTGATAGTGGGCAGTGCCCTGAGTTCACCTTGTTGCGGCAACACCTCGGGCTCTTGCTCTTCTACCTCTGGGTACATGTTGATTGTTCGCACGATGGATTCAATCGAGCGCATGTACAGGTAGCCCATGATGCAGATGGCAACGAGGGCGACGATCATGACGGCTAGAACCATGAACTCTCTCCTTCTGCAAATTCATCGATTGGTGGTGCCTTCCCATCGAAGGGCATAGCCAACTCACTGTACCCACCGGGCGGTACGGATGGCTGGGCCTGCTCAACGGAGGGGATCCCCATGTCTGCTTGCTGCCGGCTGACATCGAGGGCAATAGCAAATGCGACACACGCATCATCATGGTAGCCGGGTGATGCCTCGGGCCGGCCAGTACCCTTGGCTCTGATGAGGGTGATCATCTCGCTGAGTAAACGCTGGCTGTTGATGGTGGCCTCGCCTCGCCTGACCGCTGACTCAAACTGACCGAACAGGTAGTGACGGGTCTTGACGTTGGTGTTGTAGCCAAGAAGTTTTGTCTCACTACCAGCCACCTGACCTGGCACTGCGAACCGTCGATAGATGGTGCAGTGTGGGTACTTGTTGATGAGTTGATGGATGGTCACAAGCCCAGGCCCATTTGCTTCGGGGGCGCACAGCGCATTGTTGTATAGCTTGGCTGCGAGTGCCATCTGGTCTCCCAGTCTATCGGGCGGCACCTTGTCATAGAACTCTGCGACCTGTTCTTCCGTTGCTCGGTCGATCACCTGGATGCATGAGTAGTCGTCGTCCTTGTTGCGCCCACCAGCAGCAGCATCAGCACCAATGACGTATCGCCTATCTGGCTCGGGTTGTTTATATATCTGCCATGCACCACCATCTCTTTGCAGGCGCACCGTACCCTCGGCTTCGACGAGAGATCCTTGGGCGAACTCCTGCTTCTCCACTTGCTTTATTCTCTTTTGAAGCATCGAGCCGCTGAACACAGCTCGCCCAGAGGCAACGAAAGATACCTGCCATGAGACGGGCCACTCTTGGTCGAACCTATCCTGATCGGCAGCGCATGCGTTGACCAGGGTTTGTTGCCAGAACCGTATCTGATCGGGGCTCAGGTTGTACTTGATGGCTCGGTCTCTTTGCAGTTGAGAGTATTGCAACTCATTGGCTGCGGCATGGAACCCAGTCACATCCTTGGTGTCGTGGGCTAGGCGCATCTGCTCGTCGAGCCTTGCCTCTTGGGTGGCTTGCTTTCTGGTCGGAGCCGGGACCGAGTATGCTTTGCGCCCGGTCCAAGGAAAGAACATGGGCACAAACAGATTGCCCTGCTCATTCTTAATGGCTCGGTGCCAGATTTCAGCGAACAGATTGCCAAGCCCCATGGCTGTGGACTCGATTAGTATGAGTGTGTTGGGTGTTGTGGGCACAGCGTTGAGCAAGGCTTGGGCAACGTCGGCTGCTGATGTGGTCTTACGGCTCGACTCCCACGAGGGGAGCTCAGAGATGTGAAGGAAGTTTGGGGTAGACCCACGCTCGGAGTCGGGGGATCCACCTTGGGTCTGACACTCTGCGCGAGAGCCATTGTCCCATTCAAGCAGATGGCCCTTGGGCTTGCCCTTTAGTGGGGATCCAATGCGGGAGTCCACGTTCTCAGCGATGCGCTTGCCTATTCGGAAGAGTTCACGGGTGGCCGACTCCTCATGGGCTACGGTCAGCGCGTGTATCTGCGGGTTGAACATGCAAGTGTGCATCTTCAGGGCTTGGATGAACGTGCTCATGCCAAGCTTGCGTGCCTTGTCGATGATGATACGCACAAAGCCTTGCTCTTTCTCTTGGCGTTTTATCTCATCGAGCAAAGCTATCTGCTCTGCGTTCAAAGAGAAGGGCACCAGATTCCACTGCATTCTGGAGGTGTCGTAGCTACGGATCTTGAACTCGTTTTTGAGAGCGAACACCCGGTCGGTGCGGCATAGCTCTATGTACTCCTCGGCTGAGCTCATTGAACGGTGGCCTTGTGATCGTCGAGTGCCTTCTCCCACTGGTCAGGCATCACGGTCATGTTGCCGGTGTGTCGCAACACTTTGGATCGCTCCAGCGCAGTGGCTGAACGTAGCCGGATGCGTTGGCGTTTCTCCACTAGGTTCAGATGCTTCTCATACAGGTCGATGTCCATCTCACCATCGAGAGAAGTTGCAAGGTCCCTGGCGTCGTGCTCTTCCATAAACGACAGCATTGCAATGCCACCAAAGACTGCTGCCAGGTCGTCTTGTTCTGCCGAACGAAGGACCATTGCCTCTACGGTAGAAACGCCAGGAACCTTGCGAGAGTTTTTATTTTTCTTGGTGGTCATACCCTCTATTTTTAGTGAATTATTCGGAAAGATAGAAGCATGTGTTGTCATTCACTGAATATTATGGTTGATAAATGGTATGAATGAAAAGACCCGCTCGACCATCACAGTCACCTGCTTTACCGCCCGGTTGCTCGAACTCCAGGCAGAGCGGATGGCAATTTCAAAGAGCGAACTGGCTAACCTGATCTTAGCCATGACCTCTGGCGCTATACGCTCGTTTGTACCCAAGACACAGGTCACACTGGGGTCCAAACAAACCAGGGTCAGGGGTCCAGCGTTTGAATGTGATACAGAGAACATCAACGTGGACGTGTCCAAAGCGCATGCCTTTGCTGACATAGCCAAGACGTTTCGCATCTCAACGAGCTGGCTATTCGAGCACGCTGCGGTAGACATACTCGATAGACTCAACACCGTGCATGCACCCAACAGACACTCGGTTGGTGCTCCTATACTGGCGCGGGTAGATTACTTGGAACGACATCCCTATGAGGTGAGCGCATGATACAGTTGATACCCTTTGGAAAACGATTGGTCATTGAGAAGCAAGTGGAGCGTGAGGGTGAGACCTTCATCCCCGGTGGAAAGATTGTGATGCCATCGCAAGTCAAGAACGATCCCCCTGCCATCGGCACCGTGATAGCGGTAGGCTCGAAGGTAGAAGAAGAGGTTGAAGCCGGTGAGAAGGTGATGTACTCACGCTACGCAGGGCAACCCGTTGGGGACACGCAACGTCTGGTGGTATATGAAGAAGACATCCTCGGAAAAATCCGGTAACGGTGAGATTGATACGCTTGTTGCTGAGATTGAAATCCCTGCAAGCCTAGTCAACCATGACCTAGAGACCATCCTGCTTACGCTGCGACATCAGTGCGACTCGGCAGAGGCTGCGCTCTACGATGCGGTGAGCGATCAGATGCCGGTGCCCCTGCCTAAGCCAGCCGGCAACGTACCTCGGAGCCGAACCCATGTGCTCGCCGGTGTCGTGTCGGAGATGGAGGCGATGGGCTATGAGATACGCGAAGACGTGCCAGTCGGTGAGCTTTGGCGTGCCGTCTACTCCAAGGGTGATGAGGACAAAGACCCCATCATTGGCGACTCGTTCTGCCAGGTCTCAGCCCATACAACAGCGTTCATCTTCGCACGTCAGCGAGCTCAAAGGCTGGTCACAATCGCGACATAGAAAAGGCCCGGAGGCTTGCGCCCCCGGACCTTGGGGAAGAAAGGGGAACTGTATTAGGGAACAGTTAGGGTAGTCTCATCTCTCATAACAATCTTTCGGACATGTGTAAAGTGGAACGGATTGCCAACCCGGTTGACGATACCCGCTTGCTTTGCTGTGTCCGCTACGTTGCGCCAAGATAGGCCTCGGTCCCTAAGCCCTTGCAGCTTCTCAACTATGGCACTCTCCTTAGCATCGAGCTGGATGCTAAGACAACCCTTGCACCGAGAGTCCACCCTCACTTCACACTTCTTGGAGTGTTGACCATCGAGCTTGAGCCGGTAGCCAAATGGGATACTCCCCACCCGTTCGCCCTTACCCTTTTTGTACTGCAACGCTGCACGGGTACGCATCGCGATGACCAACACCTCGTAGGCTGCGAAGGCATCAGCTATCACACCCATCAGTTGAGCCTCGGGTGAATCCCCATTGCCCCCACCCTCGACGCACACAACAGCGGCACCCATCTTCTGAATCAGATACTGGGTGCTGGTCGAGATACGCACGTTGCGTGCGAACCGGTCGCGCCGATAGACCAGAAACACGTCAGCCCTCTCGGCCTTGACAGCATGAAGGGCATCCAACAGGCCAGGTCTCTTGTCAATCTCTGCTGTACCCGAGACCCCGGCATCGGTGAACACCGACACCAGTTGCGCGTCGTTGTCAGCGCACCACCGCTCGAGCTCCTCTGCCTGGTACTGAGGGGTGAGCTTCTGCTCCTCTTTGGAAGCACGGGCGTAGCCTACTACTCGCATGGCTTACCCCCATCGAACACCAGCCCGGTTATCTCTGCCCTTGCCATCTTCACCGCACACTTGAGGGTCTTCAGGTCATCCCATCGCACCAACACATATGGGCTCCTCAACCCATTCATCTCTGCCTGTACTTCTGCACCATCCACTACCCCCAGCGCAGCCTCGTGCACTGCCATCAGGGCAGACCCCACGCATGATTCCTGTAGGCGTGCCATCTCATCGGACACCACCACCTTGACAGGTACATCGGGCACCTCATCGGATACCATCGGGACATCGCAGTCGGGGCAGATCCTCGAACCGTTGCCTGCGTATGAACAAAATTTACAGTATAAAAAAGCCATGGTTGCACTCCTATCCTTCGGAAAATATTCTGATAATTAATAACACTACAAAGACTTTGATGATGGTCACTCGGTTGCCTCCGGTTCCGTTTTGTTGAGCGCATCTTCGCAAAGGGTCAGGACGTCATCCACAACCTCCATCCATTGAAGACGGGTGGGTGTCTGAAACTCCCCGCAACGCTGTTTGATCGTGTCCCATATTTGCTCTAATGCTTTCTTGCAGTCCGGTGCCGCTGCCATCAGGTGGGCGTTGGCGCGAAGTTCTCCAGCCTTGGTGGTTTCATTCTCAAACGTGTAGACGGTGCCGTTGCTTGTCACCACAAGATAGCCCGCGACTTTCCACGGTCCTGGTGTGTGCTTACTCATCGGACACCTCCTCCTGGGTTGCAGCGTGAACGGCTTGGCGCAGCCGGTGGCGTACGCCAACGGTTTGGCGCAGCCGGTGGATGAATTCAAAGGTTTCCCTCTGCACCTCCGGGGTCCACTCCTGGGTTTCTCCCGGTGGTAGACAGCCCACGATCCACGTCATCAACTCCAGCATCTCGGGTGCTCTGGATATCATGCGAGCATACATCTCTGCCTCATCATCGGATGGTATGGGGAAGATTTGGAATTGTCCCCTTGTCAGGCCATCGGGGTGATGACCATCGGCATGATCCATCCACGTTCCGACTCTCCACGGTCCTGGTGTGTGCTTACTCATAGGTTGCGCTCCTTAGTTTTTGCCTGAGTCTATCCCAGGATGGAACCCACCACCGCAGTGATGGGCTCGACTTGGGTTAGCCGCCTTACAACTCCCTGTTGGATCGCACTATCGCAGCCGCCAGTGCTTCGTCATAGGAAGGGAAACCGCAGTCACTTTGGCTCCAGTGACTATCGCCCGCGTACCACTCTGCTGTCAGGTAGTGCGATCCAACAGGGGCCTCCGGCTCAAAGGCCACAATGATGAAGAACCGACCCTGCTTCTCCAATACCGCAGCTTCTACCGGGCAGCCATTCAGTCGAGCCAAATCATCCGTTACTTTTGGGGTGTTTTCTGTATTGAACATGTCATGCGCTCCTTAGTTGGTACTCCACCATAATGCTACAGGCAGAGGGTGTCAATCATTGCGTGAGTCCATCCCACGATGGAGCCCATGACCCACGTCATGGACTCGGTCTTGGGTTAGATTCCGAGTTTCTTCGCGATGAAATGGCACTCCCAGCAGGACATTGTTCCATACGAGCCAGTTGGAGGCCTCGTCATGATACAACTGTTAGAAGGACTATCGGGCCAGGTGCCCCCAGCGCGCTGGTGGTCAAGGTTTCGCTTGAACTGCGCCAGGGTGCCAGTGGTTGTAGATTCCAGAATGTGGCGCAATTCTTTGATCGTGACTTTCTTGTGCCATTTTTTGGTTCGTTTGACCTTCATGATTTCGCTCCTTGCCTTTTGGTTTTGAAATACTCCACTACGGGGATCGCTGCCATCGGGACCAGGCACCCCAGCGTTATGCCCAGCACCATGCCAACCATAGTCGGGTCTATCGCTGCGCCTAAGCAGTCCGAGACCGTGTTGCCTACGCCAGCACCGACAACGGCACCGACAGCGCCGCGACCATTGAAAAATCGGTCAATCTCAAGGCCTGTATAGGCTCCGAGAATCAGCACTGCATTGTCGATGAATCCGAATAGAAATCCGTCCATGATTGCGCTCCTATGTGTTAAGCCATTGGTCAAATGTTAGGTACTCCAGCCCTAGGGAAATCATGCATTCCCTGTAGATTTCATACCGTTCTTTAAGCGTTCCCTGATTCATCGTTTGTACTCCTCCGTCCACCACTCATTAAATCTGAGAGACTCAACTGCAAGCCGGCCAAGTCGGGTCAATGAAATGGGGCCATCGGTCAGGCTGTAGTCGTACTCGGTCCCCGGCACTCTGGGCAATTGGATCAACCCGCGCGACGATAGAGCCCACAACGTGTTGGCGTGTATGCCCACCACACTTAGGTCGTCATAGCCCCATTGACCGCCAAAAATTCGCAGGGCTTTCCTCTGCGCGATGGTGAGCTTCATACGTTCTATTGTTTCGAGTAATTTCCTGCGATCATTCATATCATGCACTCCTTTGCTAGTGGTCCAAACGAGCCCATAACGCGCGTGTTATGGGCTCGAATTGAGCACTACGCGTACAGACCTCGAACCCTACCCTTTGCATCGGTCAACACCTTGCCACGGCGGCCTGCTGCGGCTTTGGTGGATGCATCGCCGTTGCCATGGCGAGGGGAGATCCGCCGCTTGGGTTTCCCCTGCCCGTTGCATGCCACGGGGCAGTTGTTGCACGTAAATGCGAAGCCATTCTTACGCCCAAATTCCTTTGTACCGGGACACAACACACCACCGACTGGCATGGCCTCAACAACAGCCGTGTGGCCTTCAAACGTAGACCAACCCGCCGCTAGTGCACGCTTGGCTTCGGCATCACTGTCAACTGATGCCATGTGAGTAGGGCGCAACCATGGCGCAGCGGACCACGAGTGGGTATAGCCTAGCCACTGTGCCGCGCCGAATTTGGCGCGAATCATTCGCGCAATGTGGACCCAGTCCATCATGGGAAGCATCGCCGCGTCACCGACTACCATCGATCGGACCTTTTGAACGTCGAACCAGTTAGCAGCCATGGAAACGGCGTTTCCTAGCGCGTCGCGGTGGAACCCGTGTTCCGGTATGGTTTCGATGTTGCGGATGATACGCGCCACCTGTGCAGCGTTTTGAACATTGAACTGAACGTAACACTTGCGAGACAAAAGCAGGGCACACGTGCCCGGGCAGACCCCGAGATACAAGTCAAGCTCGCGCATCAACCGAACATAGACGGCACCCTGTTGAATCGGTGGGATCCCTTCCGTTTCTGCTGGAAATAGGGCGATGATTTCGGTCGGTATCAGTGACAATTCAAACACGTTGCCGGTCTTGCCATTACCGCCAATTGAGGCCACAGCCGACACATCGATCCCGTTGATCGTGCCGCGCCAGAATATCATGGAAAATGTGGATCGTTGTTTCATAGGATTGCGCTCCTGATTTGGGATTAGTTGAGAAAAAGGGCAACACCCGCCGTTGAAAGTAGAACGAAATAGAAAGCTGAAATAATGAGGACGGTTTCCTGAGTCATCGATTGCACTCCTGATTATGGGTTCTAGGTTAAGGACTTCCGAGTCTTGACATCTTCTGGTTTACAATCGGGGTCGCCGGTTTCTTCGTGCTGCCATTCGGTTATGCACACGCCATGGTATGCAAAGACTTGCTTGGCACACCTCCAACAATAGCTTTCACTATACTCTGGGACGGTCCATGGTTCGATGCCGTAATTTGTCGGTTGTTTCATTGTTTTGCGCTCCTTGTTTGCCGGGATGATTCCCGCACCAATGTTGTAGCAGTTCGCTGTAGCACTAGCAAGCGATTTTGAATTTAGATTTTTTCCCTAATGATTTCACGTGCCTTGGCTATCAACGCCTGGACCTTTTGGGGCAGTGGTTCAGACAAATTCCAGTCGATTTTTTGACCCGATGCGTCGCGACCCGATCGGATGCATCGGCACCACTCTGCGAATAGGTCCGAAACGATGGACGACGCTGTGGTGTTGTGGGTTTGAATCAGCGCATCAAGGAAAGCGCGATCTTCGACCGTCAAGTTGAGGGTTACTCGGGACGTTCGCTTGCGGTTGGGTTTACGCATTGCGTATCGGTGCACCATTGCTGGCGCTACGCGACCGACTGGCAGGAGAGGAGTGCGTCTCATTACCCAAAGGGTAATGGATTATGGGTAGGATGGGAAGGAATGGACAAGGGAAGTCCGTGCTAAACATGCAGATTCCTGTGCAATTTCGGTGGTTTGCGTGTGATTTCGGTGTGATTTCGGTGTGAGTTTCCCGATCTTGTGCCGATCTTGTACCAGTCTTGCGTTGAGGCGTAGCAGAAACGGTCGGTAATGCTACGGGACCAGACCGATCCACACCTCACGACCGACCCTCTATCACCCCTCGGCTCTCGCGGCCACCGGTGCCTGCTCGGGTGGGCAGCGGTGGGC